GACGGAGATGGTTTTGCAAAGAGGCTTGTTGCTCGGCTTGTTGCTGTTGTGCAATGCGTTGCTGTTCTTGCCTTACTACTGCTAACTGCTTCTCACGCTGACTCTGTTCAGCTACCGCTACGGCATAGCCAATAGGGTCTGTTTCCTTTAGAACATCTAAGTCCACACCCTTATTTTGCTGCGTAAGGAAGCTATCCAACGCTTGCAACTTCTTGGCATATGCCTGTCGTTCTTGTTTCACTTGCTCTAAATGAATACGCTCTGCTTCTACAGCTTTGCGTTGTTCAGCTAAAGCCTGAGACTTTTTCGTGTAATCTACACCTTGCTGATAACCTTTGATGAGTTCTTCTTCGTCAACTTCAATCTCCTCACCAGCAGCTTTGACTTTATATCTAGGCTTTGGTTGCTCGACTTCTTCTTCCTCAGAATACTCGGCATCAGCTTCATCAGACGCTTGTAGTTCCTCTGGCTGTTCTTCGGTTTGGCCTTGTTCGGCTTCCTCTGAATCACCCATCAGTCCCATTAACGCTGAAGCGGCTTGGTTTACATCTAGGCTTTCACTCCCTTGTGGGTTGGTGTTTTCCATTTGTCATCTCAAAAATCGCCAGACACCTTCTGGACGGAGGCTAGGGTAAACCCTAGAGAATCTTCCACTTCTTTTCTCTAATCACAGTTTCCGAGGCCAAGCCTTCTAGGTGTCCTGTAATTAGTTCTAATGTCTTAATGTGCCTGTAAGCGTCTTCACGCCTATCAGATTCTTCTGCACTTGTGTTAATTATTACACTAATCTGTTCTTTTTTCAAATTATCTAATACTTCTTTGAAAAAGTCATCATTTAGTAAGTTTTTAGCCCATTGTGCGAGAAGCTGTTTGTCCATATTGGTTTTGTATTCCAGAAATAATGTCGTTGATGCTCAAGCTACTAGCTGATGGCATACCTTGCTTGCTACCCAAGATTCCCATCAAATCGTTGTAACTCAGGTTTGATGGCTGTGAGTATTGCACAGGCTCTGGCACTTTTCCATAGTTAGGATTTAAGAACTTTTCCCATTGAGTGCCAATCAGCAGATTACGATTGCCAAAATCAATTGGAGGCAACTGTGTAAATGGCGCAACACTTGGTTTTGGAGGAGTTTTCCAACTCTCTGGAACAGGAACTACATCAAAACCAGTTGCACCATTGTTAGACAAAGCAGCACCTGCGCCAAGCAAACCAGCAGCAGACAAAGCTAACTGAGCAACCTTTATAGGGTCAGTTTCTTTTGTTGTTGTAGTTGCAGTAGATGCTGGAGTGGATACTAATGTAGATGGCAATGTCGCCAAAGTATCGCCAACTTTTGTTGGTGCTTGCGCTGTAATTGTTTGTGTAGGAACTGTAGAAGTTGTTGCAGCAGTAGTTGTAGGCAATGTCGCTGTAATAGCGTTAATTACTTCTTGTGTAGTTACTGGTCTATCACTAGTCACAACTTTTTCTGCAATATTTTGAGCTTGTACAGAACTAATTGCAGGAATTGTTGTTGTAATAGCATTAACCACATCTTGAACAGTAGCAGGTCTATTACTTGTAACCTCTACATTAGCCAAGTTAGTAGGTGTTTTTACATTAGCAGCAATTTGACTATTTACCAAATCAATTACAGCTTGGTCAGTCATCTGTGCTTTAGGCGCAGAGACATTAACTGTTGGAGTAGTAGAAGCAATCGTGCTTAATACATTGTTCAATGATGGCGTAGTAGGCGCAGTAATATTAACTGCACCACCATCTGTAACTGGTGTAGATACTGCTACTGGTGTTGTTACAGTACCACCAGCATTGTTAATGAAATCGTTTATCTGAGCATTAGACAAACCTGCTCGTTTTGCATCATTGATAAAGTTCGTTTCTGTGGCATCTGCAATTTGCTCTGGTGTCATGTTGGTAAAGTCAACAGGAACATCCATAGAGTTAATGAAGTTTTTTGCTTCACTACCCAAATAACCACCACCACCACCAATCAAAGCAGCACGAGCAATATCCTCTGCGCTTCCACCAGTTACAGCTTGTGTACCACCACCAATAGTTGCGCCTGTAGCACCAGCTAATGTAGAACCAGTAAGACTTGGGAATGTCGTTGTTAGCAGATTTTGGATAAATGGCAGACCAACAGTAGATGCAGCCAAACCAATAACAGGGGCTGCTGCTCTCAGCAAGCCTTGGTCACCACCACCCGCAAAAGTACCAGAGTCAATCACTTCGCCAGTCTTAGGATTGTATGTTTCCCAATTAGCTTTGTTGTTTGGGTCAACTCGTGTTTCATAAACAACTTGAGGAACACCAGCAATCTGTTCTTCAATGTTGTCGCCTTCGATAACAGTACCACGAGCAGTAGGAATTACACTTGTCTTTTGTACTTGTGCAATAGCTTGTGGAGTGCTAGATGGAACTTCATTCTTAAACTGCGACAGAGCATCAATAACAGATTGGTTATAGATTGCTGTGCCTTCAGCATTTGTGTGCAAGGCATCTACCAACAAAGCTTTGTTTTGCAGAATCTCACCCTGTGTATTAACCAAAGCAACATTAGAGTTAGCCTTGGCTACATCTTTGAAAATCTGGTCAACTTCTGGATTAAAGTTGTTATTAACTACATCTTGTACAGAAGCAGCGTAAGGAGAACCAGTCAGAACAACATTAACACCTTGGTCACCCAAAGTTTTAACAATCTGGTTTAAGTTGTCTTTAACAACACCTTTATCTACGCCTTGGATAAAGTCAACACCACCTGCTTGCAAGAAAACAGTAGCGTTGGGGTCAAACCTACCACCATTATCAATAAATGTGTTGAGCTGGTTAAGCGTATCAGCAGTAGTAGAACCACCAACAGCGTAGTTAGATGTTTGCTGACCAGTAGCTTGAGTTAAAGCATCTTGTAAAGCTGTGTTAGTGCTGTTCCAACTAGCGCCTGCCATGATGTTGCCACTCAGCAAATTACTTGGCGCAGATTGTGACCAGTTGTATTCATTCAATGCTTTATTCTGTGCATCACGCAATGCTGCTGCTGCGTTCCAATCACCTGTTAGTGCAAACAGGTCTTCATCACTCATTACTATTGGTGCAGCCATGATTAACCCTTAATCTCTACGTTAGATGTAATGCCAGCACCAATTTTCATCGCTTTCAATTGGGCTTCTGCTTCAAACTCTTGTTGCTTCATAGCAAAGTAAGCCTGTTGCTTCTCACGCTCAAGCATCAACTTAGCAGCTTCTTTCTCACGCATCAATTGCATTTCAAGAGCAGCCTTCTGTTGTGCCATCTCCATGTCAATCTGTTGTTGCTGTTGCTTCAACTGAATGTCAGCTTGTGCTTTAGCTTGGTTAGCTTGAATCTCAGCCTGAGTACGAGCCATGATTGCTTGCACTTCTGGAGGCATTTGCTGTGGCTGTGGAGGAGGATTCGAGAGCATCTGGTCTTGCTCTGGTGTGATTGGCTTGTAGAACTCAGCAGAATCCTTAAAGCCAGCAATCTCAACCATGCGTCCCAAGGTAGAACGATATTGAGCAGGAGAAACATAAGGATTGGCAGGGCCGTACTGAGCAATCAACTGCTCTTGTTTAGCCAAAACCATTGACAACATAGCCATCTGTTCTTGTCGGTTACCAGCACCCAAACCAACATTGATAGCCACATCGTATTGGTTAGCCCATGTACGAGGGTCAAACTCTACGAATTCACCACGCATACGCACCAAACGAGGCTTGTCTTGGTACTTGCAAAGCAGATGCAAGATGCCTTGGAACAAAGACTTAACACCAGTCTCTGCAAAGATTCGAGCCATCAGTTCAATCTTACCTGCGCCAGCTTGTTGCATCGAGGCAACTGCTGCTGCTGTGACATTCTGCAAGATAGCAGGGTCAAGACCTTGTGAAGCATCAGACACACCAGTACGCTTAGACTGGACTGTATCCAAGTACTGAAGCATTGGGAAAGCCTGTGCTGCCACATTCTGCACAACCAGTTGTTGAACAGCGTTAGGTGACTTGGCACGAATCACACCACCTGCGGTAGATGTAAGCAAGTCATCAAGGTTTACCTGACCTTCAACAGCAACTACTCGTGCGTTGTTTGTCAGATAAAGGTTATCCAACATCTGACGAGTGATAGTTGTCTTAATCAGTTGCAAGTCAGTTGTTCGGTCAGCAAGTGAGTTGCCAAAGAACTTATGTGGAATTGGGATTGGGCAGATTGAGTGGAATGGAACATAGTCCACTTCTTCAATAGCTTCCTTACCATCTACATCTTGGAGAATCTCATTTGAAGCATAGAAAACCTGAGTCAGAGTAGCAATGCCTTTGCCATTCATGTCAGTCTTAACATAGCACTCAAAGACCTCAATCTCTTGCATTGATGGGTCATCAGTCTGAACTTGGTAAGGCTGCTCACCAGCAGAGTAACGAGCAACTCGCTCTGGTGTGTAGGCTAGTGCATCATCCATCTGCAAGCCTTCAACTTGCTTCTTGTTGAAACCCATAGCAATCAAGTCACTACGAGTCAACATCTGACGATGGGCTACGAATGGTGAATCGGCAATAGTACGAGCCTTCTTGCTAATCAAGAACTCCTCTGGAGGAACATTCTCAATCGTTACTTTGCCTGATTTCTTACGCTTTTGGACTACGACATTGTGCGTAGAACCCATTGCTGGCATACCAGTTGAGTCAATGACTGGCTGACCCATTGGGTCATAGATTGGAAACTCTGTCGTATCTTGCTCGACAATTTCCATGCTTTCATCACTCATCAGCATTGCCAACTCGTCATCAGACAAGTCAAAGTAACGCTCTTTAGTAATGTCTTCTTTGTTTTCCCAATATGCTTTTAGGATGCCGTTCTTCTGCATCAAAGCATCTTTGAACCAGTCATGCAGAATGGCTACGCCTTCGTTATCACGCAAAAACACCCAATTACAATAATCGGTGGCCTGTTTTGCAGACGCTTCGTCTTGAGGCCCCTGTGGCTCAAAGATAACAATATTATCTGAGCCTGTGAAAATACGAACTAAGCTAGGTAACGCACCATCAATCGCTTCTGCTACTTCTCCAGTAACAATCTGAGATTTACCCTCAACCTCATTACCATATGGCTGTCGGAGATACGCTTCCAGAGCCTGTTTGCGCTGGTCAACAGTTTCTGTCTCAATGTAGCCAATAGCATCATCAATCTCTGCTTGGAGGATTGACTTCAGTTCGTTCTGTTGCATTTTTGTCCTTTGGAGGGCGACCCATTCGGGGTTTGTCCGATTTTAACTCCTTAATGACATTTTCCAACATTTCGATTCTTAATTCAAGTTCTTTTACTTTAGGGGCTAAATTAACGCCTTGACGCTCTAAATACATCAGACAATCCATTTCGGTGTTTGGTTAATAGGCTTAGACCAAGTACTGTGACCTTCATCAAGTCCAAGGGCTAAGTAGCGGAATGAGTCCGAGCCATGCGATGACCAGTCATGCAATGGACGCTCATAGAAAATCTTACGCTTTTCATCGTAATCTCTGCGGTAGTTTCTCAGGCAGTTCAAGCCTGTCTGGACTTTAGGCACATTAAACCAGCACCTTGGAAGCAATCTTCTGACAGCTTGGATACCATCATCTAGTCCCATCCTTGGTGCTATCTTTATCTCTAGTCCTGCTTCCTCAAGCATCTCTAGTCGGCTTTTGCCAGAGCCTAACTCTCTAACCCTGACATCATGGGGCAAGATATGCTCTGCTTTGGAATAGTCATTGTCTCTAATCCACTTCACATAGTGGTCTAGTCCTACGCCATGATTCTCGTAGTAGTCAATCAGACGCACCTCAGTACCTACTAACTGAGCAACCCAGATAGATGTAGAGTCACCCATACCCAAGTCCCAAGCAGTAAATGTACGGCTCAGTTCCTCTCTGGGAATGTCTTGCATATGGTGCTTGTCTTCCAGTTCATTGAGGATTTGCCCATAGTAAGAGCCTTCTACAGCAGCGTCAAAGCTACATTCAAACTCTTGTCTATACTTATCCTCACCCATCTCATTGCGAGCAGCCTTGAGTTCTGTATCGTCCACCACCCCTGTCTCAGAGGCTTTGAACTCTAGCAAACCCCATCCATCCTCAGTTTCTGCTCTGTCTCGCAGTTCTTTGAAATGGTTGTGACCTTTGGGTGTACCAATAAACATACACCAGCCTTTTCTGTCAGCTAGTGCAGGTCTAATAATGTCTGTCCAAATCTTAGGATTCTGGTCACCAATCTCGTCTAGGATTACCCCATCAAAGTATTGACCACGCAAGACTTCTGGATTGTCTGAGCCATAAAGCTGGATACGTCTACCCCAGAAGTCAACTCGCAACTCTGAGATGTTGTTAGTACCGCCTAGCGGTGTAGCGTATTTAACGAGGTAGTCCCAAGCCACTCGTTTAGCTTGTCCATAGGTAGGTGCAATGTATGCGTATCTAGGTGCTTCCTTCTGGTTAAGGATAGCGTCCTTGATTAGATGGTTAATCGCAGAGACAGTCTTGCCCATGCGCCTATGAGCAACAACAACACCAAAACGCTTACTGTCCATCAGTTCATGGATAGCAAGCTGTTGTTTTCTGGGTGCGTAAGGAATCTCAATTACTTCTGCCATTGGACGCTTATCTGAATGTCTTTACCTTCTTCTCCAGTTACTTGGAGTGGCAAGACTTTGCCGATTAGTCCCATGAACGCCTGTGGGTGACTCTCTGCCTTATCTATGAGATAGGTTACGCCACCTGCGCCTTCTAGAGCCTCCAGAATCATCTCTCTAAGGACTGCATTGCCCTTATCAAGACTTCCTTTAGGTCTTCCTGCGCCTTCTCGTGCGCCACCACGAGTTGAAATGTTTGATTGTTTTTCAATCATGTTTGACTCCTCTAGGGTTGGTCAAGGTTAAGTTAGTAATTACTGACCTAATAAACCTTTTTCTATTAGGTAACCTTTTGTGTCTAAGTTTAGCAGGTCATGAGGCCAAACGTCTAAACCATATGGATTTCTTTCTAAATCCATGTATTCGAAAGGAAAGTATTGCTTTCTTTCTTCTGGAGTTAGGTTTCTTCGTGTTTGAGTTAGCCTTGCCTCTGCTTCGCCCATTAGTCTTTTGTACGCATCTACAGGGTCATCACCAATTTTTCTTGCTGTATCAGAAGCAGTTATTTGCTCTCTAAGAATTGGATACTGTTCTTGCAGTTGTTTCTCAGCAAGTTTTAGTTCATCTAAATTTAATTGCCCTGCAAAATACTTATCGTAAACATTGTTTACCAAGTCGTTTGCAGACTTCCATTCATCTGATTGCTTGATAAGAAAGTCACGTTCTTTGGCTTTCCCAATCAACCTATCCATTGTGTCAGCATTACCACCAGCAGCAAACCCTTCAGCTTCTTGGATGCCGTGTTGCAACTCATGCAACATTGTTGACCTAGCATCCTCTGGCGACAAGTCTTTTCTTACTTCAAGAACTTGCTGTTTGTTCATTACGTCTTTTCTAAGACTTCCACGAGCATCAGAACCTTTACGCAACATTCGTGTTTCCGTGTTCATTAACTCTGGATATGCTTCTTTGAGTGGGTTATGGTAAATAACGTCTTCAACAGTAGTTTTATAAAGCTGGTTACCAGTTTTTAAAACACCTCTGTCATAAGCACCCATGATTACGTCTTCAAATGGCTTAGTACCTTTGACAAAAGATTCTTTATCGCTAATCTCTTGTCTCCACAAACCATCAGGCCCACGCACAGTACCTGTTTCTTTCCAGATTTCCTGTGGTGATAATCCTTTTTTCTCTAGTTTTGTGGCTGTAAAAGCCATAGCTTTATCAAAAGCCTTAGAGCCAGCACCGACAAACATACCAACTTCAGCCATGCCAAGCAGACCACCTTGGGTCATTTCGGTTAACTGAGATAGTGCTTTTTTGTCAGTAACTTTAAAAGGATTCTTTGGGTCAGCAAACGCTTTGCTGTACAAGTCTTGATAACGCTTGTCAGACTGCTCAATATTAAGTAGTCCCTGTTGGATTGCCTTGCCTACACCCTGCAATTGCTGAGTGCGTCTTGGGTCTTGCATCCATCCTAGTGCGCTATCAAGCAGACTAGCCATTATTTCATCCTGCCCATCTTTTTAGCAGCTTCTGACATAGCAATGGCAATCGCTTGGTCACGGCTCTTTACAACCTTACCGCCTTTGCCAGAATGGAGAGTACCTTCTTTGTACT